CAGCTCTTGAAAAAGCTTCAGCTCAAACAGCTCGATAATTGCAAAAGGGCTTGAATTGAGAAGCTCCTCAAACGCAGTGCTCATGGCTCAATAACTTGCTGAAACGTTGCTGTGATCGTTGCTCTGTTCAGATACGGTATGGACTTCGACCAGTCTTGGCAAATCCACTTGTAAGTGTCTGACTCGTCTGGTGGCGACCATTCAAAGTGTTCCGCCCCACCGCGAGCTTCGAGAAAGGTTTCAATAGTGTCGGCATCAGTTTCAGACACCTCAAACTTCAGGCTCCAGGTCTTTAGGTCGGTATTCAAGCCAAAGCGCAGGCGACTTGAATACCCATCACCGAACTGCACGTTTCGCACAGTCGGCTGGCTGCGCTTGCTTGCCCCGTAGGTCGGGTTGATTGAAGGGAAAGTAGCCATCAGCGAGTAAGCAGACCACCAGGCCGCTTCTGTTTGATCAATTCTGCCTGCACTGCCTGACCAATCAAGCGGCCAAGCTGATCGGCGTTGCCTTGGTTGCCTTGCACCTCGGTGCCAGACGCATCGACGTTGACGACAACGCTGGTGTCACCACCTATTGCAGAGTTAGGCGCAATGCTGCCAGTACGGCCTGGTGTGAACAGCTCAGGGCCACGCTCGCCAACAACGTAAGACCGTCCACCCATCACGGTGCCGCCATTTGCGCGGCCACCACTAAGAAATCCAGCAATAGCTCCGATAGGCCCGCCAATGCCTGACGCCTGCACAAGGGCAAGCTGAATAAACTGATCAATCAAGCGGTTCAACATGCTGGTTGCAATGTCAGCTAACTTTGCTGTTCCTTTAACTGCCTCCTGCAGGGATTGAACGATGCTGCTTGCGATCGTGTCCCCGATGCCCTTGTAAAGCTCGTTGAGTTTTTTGGCAGCTTCTTGGCGCTTTTTGTCGGCCTCTGCTGCTTGCCGTTGCAACCCTTCTTGGTAGAAAAGCTGCCCGGTGAGCTTAATTGCTTCGTCAACTAATTCTGCGTTGTCGTCAGTCCTGATACGAGTTAGAGCAGCAATGCTGTTGAGAAGTGTCTGCTGCCGTTCTTCTTCTTTAGTCCGCGTCTTAGCGAGCAGCACCCCTTCTTTAAGGGTTTCAATTTGGCTCTTCAGTGCTGCTAGCGGATCTGCCGTTGCACCTGTTCTGTCAAGAAGTTTTGGCGGTTTTACAACTGTTGGTTTGTCCTCTGCCGCAATTTGCACTTGGCGTCGTCCAAGCGCACCAAGCTGTGTTTGGATTAAACCCTGCAGACCTAGCAGTGCGTCTCTTTCTTGCTGGGACGTACCACCAGGGCGTCTGGTTTCGATTGCAGTGCCAAGCTCGCGAACAAAATTCGATATGTCAGTCAGCCGTCTTGCAGTTTCTTGGATCGATGCTTCGTCCCGCAGTGTCGTTGTAGGCATTGCAGCTACGTTCGCCCGCATCTGCGCGATGTCGCCCATGGTTCCACCTGGCGCAAGCATCGCTAGCTTTGTCGTAAACACGCCTCGTGCAACTTGCGACGACAAAATATCGTTAAATCCCGCAAGGATTTGGTTTGTCAGACTAAGGATCCCTTTAAGGGCAGGGCTTAGGGCATCGCCAATGTGCTGGGCAAGAACTGTGATGTTGTCAACGAGGGTGCTGAACTTGCCGCTTAAGGTCTCTGACTGCGCGATAGCACCGTTGGCATATTTACCGCCCTCATTGGTGATGTTTTGAAGCGCAACATTAACGGCCTCTGCGCTAATCCGACCGCCCTCAAGAGCTTTGCGGAACTCTTCCCCGGTCATCCCGTACATCTTCTGCAGCTCATCCTGCAGTCCGATACCTCGCTCTTGCAGTTGCAGCAGCTCCTCCCCCTGCAGCCTGCCCTTCGCTTGAATCTGACCAAACGCCGTTGCAATGCCCCCGAGGTCAGCGCCAGTTGCACCAGCAACATCAGCTAACCGCTTAGTTACATCAACGATCTGTTCTGTTTCAAAACCGAAAGCCTTGAGGCGTTTGGCCGTCTCAACTAATTCGGAGCTGGTGAACGGCGTCACAGCGCCAAACTGCTGCAGCTCTTTAATGATGCTGCGAGCGTTGCCTAGCGAACCAGTCAGAACCTCAAGGCTCTTCGTCTGCCGCTCAAGCTCTGCCGTTTTGAAAATAACGAACTTGCCTGCCTGAAAGACACCAAAGCCAGCGACAAGGCCACGAATCGCCTTGCCAAGTTTGTTGACCCCTTTTGAGGCTTGATCGGCAGCCCTGCCCGTATCTCTGATCCCTTTACTTGTTCGTCTAATACTGTTCTGCGCTCCGTTGGCAGCCTTTTCTAATCGCTTAGTGCTATTTGTGACCTTGTTGATCTTGCCGCTGGCCTGATCGTTCAGCTTGATCAGCAGGGTTACGTCCTTTGCCACGGCTGCCTAGCAATAAGTCAATACTACCGCCGCCTTTGCTTTGCGCGCTGCATTGCCTCTTCTTCCAAGTCTGCCTTCAGCTCGTAGTAAGCAGCAAAATGCACAAGCTCCGCATCGGTTAGTTCCGTGCGAAGCCTGCTGACTGTCATGCCTAACTCGCAGGCCAAATGGAACTCAAAGAAAGTCCACTTGTCCTGCTTCAGTCGTTTTTTGCGTCTTCAAGGTCAGCATCCTCACCAAGGCCAAACAAAAACAGCTCAATCTCATTCAGCACAGATTCCGGCAGCCTGCGCTGAAGCTTGACCGCATCGGCGGCAGCGAACGCCTTAGTGCCGTCTTCAAGCTCGGCAATCTGACAAAGCATGTTGGTGCTGATGTCCAATGCTTCATCAGTGCCCGCTAGCTGCTGTGCTTTCTTGCGGTCAGCACGGGTGATGGGCTTGAAATACAGGTCGACGATTTTCACGCCTTCTGTGTTCTTCAGTTCAAACTTGCGGCGCTGGTTGAGGTCAAACGCCCCAACCAGCAAGTCAACGGTGCGAGTTTGAGCAGGCATTTAGGCAACACATTTATCGCCCAAACTATAGCCCTGCATTAACCGTTAGAGCTAATCGTGCCGCTAGTGATAAAGCTGGCGCTAACAATTACAAGCTCACCAACCGTAGAAGTGATCTCAGCGTCGGTGATGATGCCACCAAACGTGAATGAGTCAGCACCATTGGTGTTGCCAGAGCGGAACAACTCAAACGACGCATCTGCGGCATCACTGGCCTTCAAAACATCATCAAAGAATGTTTTCTGGGTGGCTTCACCTTCGTTGAAGACAAGCTCAACGGTGCCAGAACCGCTGATCATGCTGCCGACAAAAGATCGGAAGGTGTCACCGTGGTCAGAGACGTCCAGTGATTCTTTGGTAATGGAAAGGCTCCAGCTGCGTGTACCGACAACAACGGCAAGGCTGCCGCTGCCGGTCTCAAATTCAACTGAACCTTCTTCTCCGCGAAGGATGGCCATGGTCAGAGTTCCTCGATAAATTCAAAGGCCACACGGACCTGAGTTGCAAAGTAGCCCTCGGGAGCTGGTGAAGCCAGTGCCTCTGGACCAATGGGTGCGCCGAAGTAAACCCCCGACACGATCACCCTATTGTAAAGGTCACGGATGCGTTTACCAATCACATAATTAGCGCCAGGTCCAGCACCTTTTGGCGTAAACACGTTGAACAGGGCTAAACCAGCAATGCGGTTGTAGCTGTTAGTTGTTGAGCCGTGCCCTAAGTATTCGTTGTTGCCAAAGGCCGTGAGGCATTGAACCCACGATGAGTTGGGTGTTGGCTCATAAGCCATGTTGTTGAACACAACCGGCAGGACTGGGCTGCCTGCAAGTTCAGTGGCAATCCGCCCTTCAACAGTGGACCGGATTGTATTGAGATCAGCAGCGGCCATTATCTGCGTCTCCGCCTGACACTACTGATGATCTTAGGCACGTCTTCCCGCATCACCTCTTCAAGGATGGATTCGTGGTAGTTGACCTTTGTGCCTTGTTTGGTCCGATACTTGCCACCCCAGCTGCGCGGAAGGTTTTCTCCCGTGATGACCGGCTCGGCATACTCAAGGTTGTTGAACACCCGCCCTTGTTTGGGGCTGTCCATCGTCATCTGCCAGTTCCCAATCAACACCCCAGTGTCAACAGGCGTGCCGATGCCACCGCGTGATGCAGCCTCATAAAGCTTGAGCTTTCCATGCAGCGACAAGGTTGCTTCTTTGACGACCTGCTCCAAGTCACCTTCAAGGTCACCAAAGTCAATCTTCCCAACCCGTGCCATGGTTACGCCCTCAGGATCAGCTCATGAGTGATCGCAGTGTTGTCTTGCTCTTGCGTCTCCACACTGATGATCTGATGCACAACGCCGCCAATAACGACACGATCCTTTGTCTCAGGTGCAGTGGCAAGGTCATCAGCGGCAACCGTTAGGCGCTTATCCCCAGCCTGCACCAAGTCATTAACCTCATTGAGCCTGACACCTTCAAGGATGCCCGGCACCGTGGTGTCACTTTCGCTTTCTGTGATCACGCCGGTTGTGGTGTTGTAAGCCCCGGCAGTGACATAACGCACCGTCACGTCGCCACCGAACTGCTTCAGCACATTGCTTGCAACCCTTGCTAGCGAATCAGCAAGTGCCATCAGAGGTTGTAGGCAAGGCAGGCGCCACTGGTCAGCGTAATGCTGGTGATGATGCCGCAGATATAGGTGTCAGCGACAAAGGTCTCACCGGCCAAGCTGTTGCCCGTTACATTTTTCACCGTGATGGCACTGATCACAGTGTCTTCTTTGAAGTAAATCTTCTGGAATCGCCCGGTGTGGGCGTTGGTGTCAGAAATAAACTCGAAGCCGCCTGAAAGGTCTCCGTACATGGTCAGCTCCGTTTGATAGCGATGTTGCCTGGTCCACTGATTCTAAGACCTGTCAAGTACCTTTCAAACATCGGCGGCACATGGTCAGCACCGACAGCACCAGACTTGTCAGGCGTCACACTCAGGCTGCCAATCTGCACGGTCTTGAAGTCGTTCAGACCGCTGAGGCTGATGCCATCCGTGTTGTTCTTCAGGTAAACGGCAAGCTCAATCTGTGCCCGCTTGATTTGGTCAGGTATTTCTTCGTCAGTGAAGTAATCGTCAGAAATGCGGAACGGAAAGCCAGTGGCGTACGTGTTGACGTAGGTATCGGGCTTTCGCACGCCAGTACGCGGCCATTGCAAGGCTTGTGTGTCTGTTGCCCTGGCACCAATAAATCTTTCGCGGTCAAGGCGTTGTGCAGCGGCAGTTAGAGCCCGGTTGCGCAAATCATCGGCACCAGTGCTCCATTTCCCGACATCCGTGCTGCTGATCATTGCCTCGACGTAAGCGTCAGCCGCCGCCAGTGTTATGTAGCTGTTGGCGCTTGCGCCGCCCGCTGTTGCGTCGATTGTTACTGCCATCGGGCGTCACAGTAGAAGTCTTTTTGGTCGGCTTGTCAGAAACAGAGGCCGCCGCTTGTGCAGCAGCCTCACGTTCCTTCATCCGCCTAAAGGCGAAAAGACCCATCAGGAGCTTGCGCCTTTCAGAGCCACAAAGCTCAGCACAATGGCTTCGCTGGCAGTAGAGCCAACGTTTGCCACGGTGATCGCGAACGAACCGTCAGCAATGCTGTTGGCTTGAACGAGATAAGAACCGGCAGTGCCGGCAGAGCTGTGGTTGACCACAACAACGTC